CACAGAAGACCCTCGCCATATCTTTCCGTACTTGCATAAACTTATTGAACAAATCAGACCCACTTATTGTGTTTTCGAAAATGTTTATGGACACCTCTCATTGGGACTTGACGAGGTATTGTTTGCAATGGAAAGCCTCAACTACCACACGAGGACATTTGTATTTCCGTCTAGTGCAATCGGAGCAAGACACAAAAGGGACAGACTTTGGATCATCTGTCGAAACTTGGGCGACCCCTACGACTATGGATTCCCTACCTCCGAGAAGTGCAGAAGCTACCAAGAAGATGCAAGAGGGACACAGAAAAGGTCGCAAAAGACCGAGCAACTTGAGAGAACAAGTGGATCCCAAGACAATGGCAATGTATCCGACCCCTACGACCAAGGGTTTTGGACACGCCTCGGAGGGACAGACAATGATCTTCAGAAAGAAAGTGGAGAGAGGGGAACTAACGGAAGCAGAAGCACAAGCCATGATGAACGGAGTGACCTTGAGACCACCACGAATGAAAGAATGGAATTTTCCAACTCCGACTTCAAGTCTGAAGAAACACAGTTACAACGGAAACAAGGACTTTTGGGAGAACCGAGTAGAGAAGGGGAGACAAATGGACTTGGGTATGAAAATGTATCAAACGGAAGGAGACGGAAGATTGAATTGCGATTGGACGGAGTGGTTGATGGGTTATCCTATTGGTTGGACGAGCCTAGAGGAGTCCCAAGAATAGTTGTGGATCAAAAAGATAGAGCCAATAGACTCAAAGCATTGGGTAATGCAATCGTTCCACAAAATGCAATGTTAATTGGATTAGCAATCAAGAAAGAGTTGACTTCCAAATAATGTTTGATCTATCTTTGAAATGCACGGAGCAATATCGGGAATTGCTATTTGCCCAGGTCGGAGAGAGACCTCGCCCTTCCACTCTCTTCGACCACTTTATATTCGCCTTCAAACGCAGAGGGGTAATTCTTTCTTATTTCTGCAAGACGACCAATGATTTCTTCACGAGAGAGCTTATCTAAGCTATGGGTTATGTTTGTTTCCCTTCGATCAACCGAAAGACCACCAAGACTAGATCTGTATTTTTCTGCATTAACGGCTGCAGACCACTGACCAGCCTCTTCAGCGCCTTTGGAAAGATCTGCAAACCTTTTCAACTGACCCATCAGAGTTACTCCGTATTTCCTTTCGTAATTCTCACGGAGTTCTTTGATGTGTTCAACTACCAGAGGAAAGTCTCTACCATTAAGGAGCAAACTCGCAGTCTTTCTGGCCTGACCCTCAGAATAACCAGCTTGTCTGGCACATTCAGAATTAGAATAAGTCCCTTCAACTATGAGTTTAGAAAAAGTTTTTTGTCTATTAGTAAGTGGCATGAAAAAATAATAGAGTTTCTCCCATATTTTTTCAATAAAAAAAGGAAAAAAAAT